ATTGCAATGCTTGAAACTCATTTCTCAGAAAAAGCGCCAGATGTAGAGGTAGGGCTATGAAAAGCGAAAAGGTTTCAATAGATACGATCAAGACCTATCCAAACAACCCACGTCGGGGCAACGTCTCGCTCATTAAAGAATCGCTGACTGAGTATGGGCAATACAAGCCGATCACAGTAAATCTGGCTACAAATCAAATCCTAGTAGGCAACCATACCTACCAAGCGGCTGTAGAGCTTGGATGGAAAGAAATCGAAGTCACCTATGTCAATGTGGATGACAAGACTGCGGCAAAGATTGTCCTCATAGACAACAAGGCAACCGATCTCGGAAAGTACGACAACGAAGCACTTTTGGAATTGCTGGAGTCACTCAACGATCTCGAACATACCGGATACAGCGATGACCAATACGACGATGTGTTGGCAAGAATTGAAGAAGAAAAAACACCAACATTCGCCGATAACCCAATGGCTGAGTATTCAGAGCGTTTCACGCAAAAGGCTACGCGTATGCTCATGATGGACTACCCAAATGAAATTTATCTATGGGTAATGGATAAACTCGCACAATTCAGAAATCAGAACCAGTTGGTCAGTAACTCTGAAGCAATCCTCAAACTGGTTGAAACGATAACCAATGAAAAGGCTCCGCTATGAAACTCGCAGAACTACCAGTACACCGCGTAAAGCGCATAATGTCAGATGAAGAAGCAACAAACATAGTAGGTACCGTTGTTCCCTACCTTGAACCTAATTGCAAAGAAGCAGGTATTTGGATTGACGACGAAACTGAAGAACCTATTCTTGCGTATCTTCCTATGGAAGAAGAAGTGTCATATTTGCGGCGTTCTGTATTAAACATCAAATACGGAGTCACTAAACGTCAGAGCTTGGGCATCGAAAACTCCAGCCGCACCTTTGGAATGGCACCACGCAAGGTGTATCAACGCAGAGAATCATGCAGACCAACAACGCTCGCACAAGATCAACCGGATGAACACGCGGTGTTGGTGGCGTTCGCTGAGAAGTTCGGCAAGATGTTCAAAGAATTCGCGCCACACCTATTCGAGCGTGATGCTGAAGTATTAAACGAAGCCGGGCTAGATAACGAATGGCGCATGACTGATGACGCGTTATGGACATCCGGCGTAGTCAATAAAGCTTCAACCCTTCCTTACCACAGAGACGGGTTCAACTTTGCCACTTGGTCGGCAATGCCCGTTATTCGCAGAGACATGGATGGCGGATTGCTTCACTTCCCTGAGTACGACATGACTTGTGCCTGTAGGGATGGATGGGTTCTGTTCTTCCCCGGATACAAATATGTGCATGGCGTGACACCTATGAAGCCACGAAGCAAAGATGGCTATCGCTATTCAATCGTCTACTACGCGCTACGCGGCATGAAAGATTGTTTCACTTTCGCGGTGGAGACAGCCAAAGGTGCTGAAAATCGCACAAAGCGGGAAGAACACATGGCGGCGGTGCTAAAAGGCGAGGAATCGTCAGGAGTATTTTGATAATCGGCTATCGCAGGGTATCGGGCAAATTACCTCTATCTGAGAACGAAGCGGGTGCAAGAGGTACATGGCTAGAAAAACGCAGAGGGCTAATCAAGAGCTTGGAAGCGCGAGGGCATACCTTCAGTTATTTCACAGATCCAACGCCTAACAGCAAAGAAGCCGGATACAGCAAAGCGTTAGATTACGAGTGTGATCTGCTTATGCTGGAGTTCGGCGGCAATAACCTCATGTTCAATAAAAAAGCGTGGGAAGAGACATTCGCAATCATTAAGCAACACAAAGGCAAAATTGTGTTTCTGAACGATGATCCTGATCTACCTTTCCTCTGGGATGAACTGCCGGATGAAGATTGGTCACGCTGGACAGTAGCGGTCAATGCTGTGAACCTGACAGCTGTGCGCAGACGGCTCAAAGTGCCACGCCGGGCGACGATTATAGACATGCCATTTCACGCGGTACTGCCTCATAAAGAATTCAGTCCCGGCACACAACCGACAGCGATCTATTACGGCAGACCTAACGGGCGCATGAAGATACTGCAACCATACCTAAGTAGTGGGATGCTCTCTATTGCGGGTAAAGCGGAAGAATGGGCAGGGGAGAGAGTTCACCCTGCGCCAGAACAAAAGGATAGGGCAGAGTTTTACCGTCAATGGCGAGCTTGTTTTGCTGTCTATGATAACAAGCACAAAGAGACTGGCTGGAGAACTGGGCGGGCTTATCACGCTCTTTTGGCGGGAATACCGGTAGCCGCACCAACGGGCAACGCGGGGCTAAATTGGTGCATACTTTCTGACTCGACTTGGGATTTGGCAAAGATACTGCAAGCAAACGAAGAAGAACGCGCCGCGATCCACGCCAAACAGATAGACCTAGCCTATGCCGACATAAAAGAGTCCTACCTCAAATTAGGCTTATGATCGGGTACGACATAGATGGAGTATTAGCCTCTAAACCAACCCCTAGCGAAAAGAAATGGGGTCGGATGAATGGGGCAGAGCGTAAAGCGCACAAAGAAAATCTGCTCCAACAGTACGACAACGCAAGACCTTTGCTAATTCCGGCAGAACCTTTTTACGCCATAAGCGCTCGTAAGGATGAACCAGCCGTAAGAGCAGTTACTACCCAATGGCTCAAAGAGCGTTATGGAGAGCTTGTACTAGGAGTCGCCTTGTTACCTATAAGCAGGTCTATTGAAAATGTGGTGATGTTTAAGAACGCGGCAATAGTAAATTATCACATTACAGTATTTACCGAGGACAACAAGAAGATACTCAAAGGGTTACATGAAAACGATTGTTCGGCTGAACTGTACTTTTGGGAAGAAGGAATGAGCGATCCACTTGCATTTCCTATTTCATAGGTTACAGTAAATACATGACAGGAAAAATTGCGCCTGATCCGGTGCAACTCGATAGAGAAGTGAAGATTATCGAGCTTCGCCGAGCGGGAATGACTTGGGAGCGCATAGGCAAAGAAGTTGGGTACGCGGGGGCAAGCGGAGCGTATAAGGCGTATCAGAGAGCGGCAGAACGCACCATACGACCTAAATTGGAAGAACTGCGCGATGTGGAATTAGACCGGCTAGACCGGATGCAACTGGGTGTTTGGGAGAAGGCAAAGAACGGCGATTACAAGGCTATCCAGACTGTGCTGGCGATCCTTGACCGGAGAACGCGAATACTAGGACTCGATGCACCAACGAAGATACAGGCTGAGGTGATTACTTATGACGGAGACACTCTCAACGCTTACACTAACCGACTTATTGAGCTTGCCCGATACGCAAATGCGAACAACAATGCTCAGGCGCTCGCTTTGGGTGAACGATCTGGCAAGACCGGAGCAGTTACCGAATGACGGCGATTGGGCTACTTGGCTTTATCTGGCTGGTCGCGGTGCTGGCAAAACTCGNACGGCGGCTGAGTGGATTGCTTGGGAAGCAACTCGCAACGACAACACGCGCTGGGCAATCGTCGCGCCGACNTTTGGAGACGTCAGAGACACCTGTGCGGAAGGTGAATCAGGGGTCATCCCNATCCTTCGTCAATATGGAAGTCTCGATTATTACAATCGTTCGACAGGACTGATACGCCTAAAAAACGGCTCGCGCATCAAGTTATTCTCTGCCGATGAGCCTGACCGGTTGCGCGGTCCACAACATCATGGAGCTTGGTGCGATGAGTTAGCGGCTTGGCGCTACCCGGACACTTGGGATCAGTTGCAGTTCGGTATGCGCTTAGGACAGCACCCACGCGTAGTAGTGACAACGACACCTCGAAATGTGCCGATCATCCGGACACTCTCTAAGCGTAACGATGGAACTGTGAAAGTCGTGCGCGGATCAACCTTTGACAATGCAAAGAACCTAGCGCCGCAAGCGCTGATTGAGTTACAAGCGCGTTACGCCAATACTCGTCTAGGTCGTCAAGAACTGTACGGAGAATTGCTAGAGGACTCAGAAGGCGCACTCTGGACTAGAGCGATGATTGAAGAAGCCCGAGTTGAAAGCGCTCCAGCGTGTTATCGAATTGTGGTGGCTATCGACCCTGCGGTGACAAGCGGCGAAGATGCAGATATGACGGGAATTGTGGTAGCCGGAGCAACGCCAGATGGACATTATTGGGTGCTTGAAGATGCAACGATGAAAGGCTCACCGGATGCGTGGGCGCGTAAAGCAGTCGAGTTGTATCGCAAGTGGAAAGCGGATCGAGTTATTGCGGAAACCAATAACGGCGGCGATCTCGTTCTCGAAGTGTTGAAGCAGGTAGACAGCACAGTCGCACTACGCAAGGTCACAGCTTCACGCGGAAAACAAGTACGAGCAGAACCGGTATCGGCACTTAGCGAACAAAAGCGACTGCACATGGTTGGTGCGTTTCCTGAATTAGAAGATCAACTGGTTACTTGGGAACCAGACAGTAGAGAGTCGCCAGACAGAATGGATGCAATGGTCTGGGCATTACTGATTTAATGACGGGAAGCGTTGCTATGCGTTCAATGGCGGCGCTCGCAGACTTTTGCCAGAACTGTCGTTTGCCGTTACTCAAAGGTACTAGAGTGTGTCCACGCTGTAATACCGCTATTATTACACCAGCCTAAATTACATAAGGCGCGAAATCAAGGAGTCAGCCGATGGGTCTATTTGACCGCCTAGCAAAAGCAGTAGCAAAACAGGTTGTGAAAGCACCGGCGCTCAATCTTCCGGCTGGCGCTACAACTCTGACAGAGCAACAGATGAATACTGCAACAGGTCAGACAGCAAACTACGGACAACAAACTCCACTACCTCGTAACCCGCTTATGGCTGGAGTACCGTTCGGTCCAGCGCTTCCAGTTTCACCAGCTTCAATCAACCCACTACGCGATGACGGCAGAGCAGACCCACGCCGCTACGAATACCAAGTCGCGCAGAACATCAACTTTGGCACTCAACAAAAGCTTGTNCAGTTNGAAACACTACGCGGCGCGGCAGAACAGATTGACATCGCACGTCGTTGTATTGAAGTTTTAAAGGCAAAGATCAGTTCACTTGACTGGGATATNNNNCTTGGCGACGATGCCTCAGAGAAAATCATCGCGGAAANCGGTGGAGATCATGTACGCGCTATGAGCATCGCTCGCGCNAAGTTNTCTGANGAGATTTACCGACTACGCACATTCTGGGAAAATCCAGACCGCTCAAACGGAATGACATTTATTGACTGGATCAACATGAGCTTAGAGGACATTCTCGTTCTCGATGCTTGGGCTATTTGGCCTCAAAAGACAGTAGGCGGCGACCTATACGGCTTGCAGATCCTCGACGGTTCAACGATTAAGCCACTTCTCGATGATCGTGGTATGCGACCAATGGCTCCGCAACCAGCGTTTCAACAGATCCTCTACGGCTTCCCTCGTACAGAGTTTCACGCGAACAGCGACGACGAAAACGCAGACGGCGAATACACTTCTGACGATCTTTCTTACCTCGTTCGCAACCGTCGGTCAAACAGCGTGTATGGGTTGTCTCCTGTAGAGCGAGCGCTACCTCTCCTTGATCTATACCTACGCCGTCAGCAATGGCTACGAGCTGAATACACCGATGGCGTAACACCGGAGATGATGCTCACCTCTGATGCTGATTTCGGCAACGATCCGTTAGTGATGAAGCAGTACGAAAACATCATCAACGACAACCTCGCGGGGCAAACAGAACAACGCAAACGCGCACTCCTATTGCCAGCCGGACTAAAGCCACAGATGTACGAAGGCTATGGCGAGAAGTTCAAGGACACTCTCGATCATTACCTATTAGAGTCAATCACAGGTCACTTTGGCGTATTACCTACAGAGATCGGGTTCTCGTCTAAGGGTGGAATGGGATCATCTGGACACCAAGAAGGCGAAGCGGAAGCGGCTCAGAACATCGGCGTTGCTCCGTTGTCTCAATGGCTTGCAAAGATGCTCACAAATCTTTCATACGCATATCTCGGAATGCCACGCGAATTAGAGTTCAAGTTCATGATCTCTGAAATCCGCGACAACGAACAAGCCGCAAAGAAGTCAGACCTAGAACTACGCGGCGGCACAAAGACAATCAACGAGCGCCGCTCTGAATTGGGATTGCCACTCTTGGATACACCTGCGGCAGATCAGCCAATCCTCGTAGCGGGCAACGGCGTGTTTCTCTTTACCCCTGAAGGAATTATCAACGCATCACAGCCACCTGCGGGAGAATTAGACATTGACGATGCTGTCAACCCTCTTGCTCCAATCAAGCCAAGTGAAAAGCCAGCGGTGGAAAACAACGTGGATGCCTCGCAAGAACCTAACACTCCTGAACCTAACACTCCGGCAAAACCTAACACTCCTGAAAAGCCTGAAGGCGAAACTCCTGAAGCTTCTAAAGCCGGAGTACCTTCAAGCCTAGAAGTCGAGACAGCGCTATCTAAACTCAACACTTTGCCTAACCCTGCTGGCGATGCGGTTGAAGTGGATGCTGACCCTGCTAATTTCGTTGAGTCACCTTGGAACGCTGTGCCTACAATTCCGCTCACACCGGAGACATGGGGCAAGGCAAACCTACAACTGGTGAACATCAAAGACCTCGTTGGAACAGATACAGTCCTAAACCGCGAAAAGGTCGCAGAGCGAATCCAGAACATGGGTCAATCTTCAGCACCTTTCCGTAACTACCCGCTCGTTTATGACGACGGCGAGAAGCAGACAATCATTGACGGGCATCACCGCCTATTGGCTATGTGGTTGCTTGGAATGGAGACTGCACCGGCTTGGGTGGGAACGCCTGACACATCAGCGCAATCGGCGGATGAGGTTAAATCATTCCTCGTTTGGGCAAAGGTCAAAGATCGTCCACGTCAGTTTGAGTTCAAGTCTCTCGACCCAATCGTGGGAGATGCGCTCAATCGTTGCTACTTTGACGGCGATATAGACACTATGCGCTCGCTCGCTAAGGCTTATTTGTCGTGAATCCCAATGCAGTCGCAGAACAGATAGCCGCGAGAAGCGCTATCAAAATACGCGCCGCATTAAGAGCTAGCATCGACCCAAAGGCGATAATCGAAAATTATCTCCATACGATGCCCGACCCTAAGCAACCTAAGACTCAGGCGCGAGCGCGGGCAAGAGCTTGGGCTATTCACAATGTCAAGATCGACCAGACACCCTTGATAGCCGCCATGAAACGGCACTATGCGGAAATGTACTCATTTGGGCAAGCAAGAGCAGAGGACAACGTTTATCGAGCGTTAAAAGCCAAAGAGAAAGCGTTAGAGCCTATTTCGTGGGATGGCTGGACACCCGGCAACAGAACTGCGGCGGCGCTCATCTCTCCTAGCGGCGGGTTGAAAGGGTTGCTCAACGGAATTGAAATCAAGAGCTTGGCGCAATCTTCAACCTACGATCTGTTGGGAACGGCGCTAGCGGATGGCATAGGACAAGGATTAGGCGGNAAAGCCCTAGCCTCACTTATACAAGATCACATCTCGACACCTGACCGNGCGCTCATGGTCGCAAGGACTGAAGGTTCACGCGCCGCCAATGCCGCGCAGATCGACACCTATCAAGCAATGGGTGTTTCACAAGTCGAGTGGTCGGCTGTGGAACCTGTGAACTGTGCTTGCGTAGAGTTGGATGGAGAACAAGTGGACATCGGTGAACCATTTCCTTCTAGTGAGGATGGCGTGACTCAACCGCCAGAGCATCCCAACTGCGTATGCACTTTGATGGCGGTAATCCCGGACACAATGACATTCGATACCGTTTCGGACTATACAAACGGAATGGATCTCTCAGGGTTCGGCGCATTTGTCGGAGCGGCAAACACAACAGCGCAAGACCTCGCCGGATCAGAAGATACATCTGGAGAAGATGAAGATTATGCAGTATTTGCACCTAACCTACCAAGCAGACCAAAGAAATAAGCATTACACTTTCAACCACGCGAGAGAAGGAATAACACATGGCGCTAAACCTTGATAACACGACAGTAGGCACAACACCGACACCTATCCTCACTTTGCCTAATGGCGTGGGTTATGTCGCTTGCCAAATCTTCAACAACGACTCAGCCGCAATCTTCTTGGGTGATACAACCGTGAATAAAGCAAATCCAAACATCGGGCTAAAAGTCGCCGCCGGNGCTTCACTTCAGATTTGGTTGCGCGGTAACGACACTCTCTATGCAGTTTCAGCCGCAGGTACCGCTAATGGTGCAGTCGCAGTCGTCTATTCGGCTTAATCAAAACAAGGAGAAAACAACTATGGCTCAGGATTATGCAAAGTCCTTCGCAGAGATCGTCAAGTTCAGCAAGAACGATGACGGCACACTTACGGTTTATGGCAAGGCAACCTCAGACGATTTGGACATTGACCTTCAGATTTGCGACAACGACTGGCTAAAGAAGGCTATGCCTGATTGGTTTAAGTCCGGCGGAAACATTCGTGAGCAACATTCTTCAATCGCGGCTGGAGTAGCGACTGACTACGAAGAAAAAGGCGACGGCTTCTACATCACCGCTAATGTCGTTGATCCTATCTCATGCAAAAAGGTTGAGGCTAAAGTCCTCAAAGGTTTCTCAATCGGCATCAAGGCTCCACGCGTTATCCGTGACGAGAAAGCGGCTAATGGTCGCATCGTCGATGGACAGATCGTTGAAGTCAGCCTAGTAGATAGACCCGCTAACCCTACCTGCCAGCTTGTGTTGGCTAA